ATAACTCAGTTCCAGTGACAGTTCATCTAACAAGCGATGTTCAAGAGTTTCAAACAAACTCTAACGACAAAGATGGTAATTTATTATTTAAATTTGAGTTTGATGTTATTGAGAGTTTATAATGGCCAGAGGATTAACAAGTGCAGTCAAAACAGAATTAGCAACAGGAGTAATTGATCCTGTTTTATTAATTGAATTAGGATTTGGTACTCCTGTTTATTTGACTAATGCATCTTTTGATTTAACATCAAGTGTATCTGGAAGTTCAAGGACTTACTTATCAAATGGACATTTAAAAAGTATATCAGGTATTAATGAAACAAATAAACCTACAAAAAATACTTTGGCTCTAACTTTATCAGGTGTTGACCAAACTTATATATCAATAGCATTAAGTGAAAATATTATTAATTCAGATGTTTATATTTACAGAGGTTTTTTAGATACAAATAATGCACTTATTTCTGATCCATTTTTATTATTTTTTGGAACTATTGATGAATATAAAATTTCAGATAATACAGATACATCTAATTTAACATTACAAATTACATCACATTGGGGTAATTTTTCTAAATCAAGTGGAAGAGTTACTACAGATAATTCACAACAAAGATTTTTTAGTGGCGATAAAGGTATGGAGTTTGCGGCACTAACAGTTAGAGATATTAAATGGGGTAGAGTATGACAAGTTTTCATTTTTACGAGGCATCAAATCATGACTTAGAAGATATATTTCAAATATTATATGAATTTGAAAAAGATGCACCAGCATTAGGTTATCCTCACATAAATAGAGCAAAAATGAAACAAACTCTTATGACGTTTTTGCAAAAAGGTAAAATAATGTTAATCAAAGACTTAGATGAAAATAAAATTGTTGGGATAACAATCTTAACAGTTCAAGAGTATTCATGGTCTAGAGAGCAACTATTAGCTGTTCAAACAATTTATATATTAAAAGAATATAGATCATTAAATTTATTCAATAAAACTATGGATATAATTAAAAAACAAGCAAAAGGAAAAGATATTCATTTAGCTATATCAACAAAATTATTAGCAGATAAATTACTCGACAGATATGGTTTTGAAAAAATGGGTGGTTTATGGAGGTATCCAGGTGTGTAACCCAGTTGAGGAAGTACAAGAATTTGTTGATGATGTTATTGATGTAGTAGTTGATCTCGTTGTTGATGTAATAAGTTGGCTTAATCCTATTCCTGAAATACCAGATTATGGAGATAATCAACAAGACCTAAATGCAAGAGGTGTTTTAGTTAATAAAATAAGTGCTAACTCACACATACCAATAGTTTACGGAACAAGAAAAGTTGGTGGAAATGTGGTTTTTATAGAAACATCAGGAACTGACAATGAATTTTTATATATGGCAATTGTAGTTTCTGAGGGAGAAATAGACGATATAACTTCAATATTTGTTAATGATAATCTAGTAACTTTTGATGGAGACATAGCAGATGATACACAAAGAACAGTTGCAAGTTCTGATGCTAATTATTTTAAAGCACCAGATGATGAATCTAGTGCAGAAAGTTTAATAACAATTAGACCACATTATGGTAGTGATTCTCAAACAGCTTGTAGTTTATTAAGTGAATTATCCTCATGGACATCAAACCATAGACTTAGAGGATTAGCATATATTTCATTAAAAATAAAATGGAATGCAGATGCTTTTGGTTCTTTGCCAGCTATAAATGCAATAGTTAAAGGCAGAAAAATTTATAATCCTAATTTAGATAGTACAGTGACAGGAGGAAGTGGAAGTCATAGAAAAGATGATAGTTCAACTTGGGAATATTCAGATAATGGTGTTTATCAATTATTAGATTATTTAAGAAATGAAAGATTTGGCATGGGTATTGCTAATAGTTATTTTGATTCTAATTTTGCAGATTGGCAAACTGCTGGTGATGTTGTTGATGCTAATATAACACCATTTTCAGGTGCTGATCAAATCGATTTATTAGATAGCCACCCTGTTGTAGATACTTCCAAAAAATCTATTGATTTAGTAAAAGAGTTTGTACAGGGAACAAGATCGTATTTAAATTTTACAGCTGGTAAATATAATATATTAGTAGAAACTACAGGCAGTGCTTCAATAACTTTAGATGAAGACAATATAATTGGTGGAATAAGTGTTGCAAGTAAAAATAAAAATTCAAGATTCAATAGAGTAATAGTTAATTTTACTAATCCTCAAAAAAATTATCAATCAGATACTGCACAGTTTCCTCCGGTTGATGAAACAGGCTTGGCTACAGCTGACCAACACGCAACCATGAAGACAGCAGATGGTAATATATTATTAGAAGGTAAATTTGATTTTCCTATGATTGTAAATCAACATCAAGCACAAGAGCTTGCAGAAATAATTTTAAGAAGATCAAGATCAAGTCTAGATGTAAATTTAAGAGCAGATGCTACTGCTCTTGATCTAGCCATTGGAGATATAGTAAATATTACACACGCAACACCTAGTTTTTCTGCTAAACCTTTTAGAGTTCAAGGAATGACTATAAATACAGATCACACAGTTTCTTTGCAATTATCTGAGCATCAAGATTCATACTATAGTTTTGGAACACAAGTAGCACCATCAACTATTCCTGATACTACATTACCAAATCCTTTTAGTGTTCAACCCCCAGCTTCAGTAACTTTATCTGATGAATTAATAGAATATTCTGAAGGTATTGTCATAACTAGATTATTAATTACTGTAGGTGCATCGCCTGATAAATTTGTAAATAATTATGAAATACAAATAAAACAAACTTTAGATACAGATGGTAATGCAGTTACATTTAAAGATATAGCAACAGGAAAAATTTTAACTTATCAGCACTTAAACGTAATTGATAAAGCTACATATCAAGTTAGAGTTAGAGCAGTTTCAACTATCGGATCAAAATCAACATTTGTATCAGCTACAAGAAAAATAGTTGGTGCTACAGAACCACCTAATGATGTAACAAACTTTAGTGTCAATATGCTTGGTAGTTCTCAAATGCAATTAAATTGGGACGCAAATACTGACCTCGATATTTCGTTTTATGAAATTAGGTATCAAAATGTGACTAATAATGCACAATGGAATAAATCAGTAAACTGGTTGCAAGTGCCAAGAACATCAGGAACATCAATAACTACTAATGTTAGAGACGGGGCATTCTGCATAAAAGCGGTTGACAAATTGGGAAACGAATCAAATAACGAAACAATTATTTATTCAAATATTGCATCAGCCACTAGCAACTTTAAAGATATACAAACACTTACAGAGGACATCACTGCTGGTACTTTTGATGCAGATGTAGCTTTAACTGACAGTTCAGGCATTACTTCTATAGTTTTAGATACAGTCACAGATTTTGATTCAACTGTAGGAAACTTTGATTCAGCACAAGGAAATTTTGATTTAGGCGGAACAGATACAACCTCAAATCCAAATAATGCAACAAAAAATATTGATAATGAGGGATTTTACACCTTAGCACAAACCCTAACTTTGACTGATGTTTATGATGCGTCTTTCATAAAAAGTATAACTATAGATCAAATAGAAGACCCTTACGATTTATTTGATGATGGCAGAGGGGCGGCTTTATTTGACGATGCCCCAGCACCTTTTGATGGAAATGACCCTACAAATGCAACAGCACAATTACAAATAGCAACATCAACAACATCTTTAGCAGACGCAACAACCTTTCAACCAATGAATACATCAACATCTTTTAAGGGTAGATACTTTAAATTTAGACTTAGACTTGCAAACAAAAATAATAAAACTAGAGCATTTGTGTCAGGTATTTCTATAGATTTAAAAATGCAGAAGAGACAAGAAACTGGAGAAGATGTTGCATCAGGAACAGGAACTAAATCAATAACTTTTGATAAATCATTTTATGCAGTGCCAGCTATAGGAATTGCCGCACAAAACATGGCTACGGGAGACACTTTTTCTATTAGTAATAAAACAATAAATGGATTTGATATTGTATTTACAGATAATGGTGGTAGTAATATAAATAGAACTTTTGATTTTGTGGCTTTGGGTCATGGTTTGAAAAGTTAATCAAAATGAGGTAAGAAGATAATATGAGTCAAGTTAATGATGTTTCTTTAGCGAATCAAGGTTTCAGTGCATTTAGAA